AATCATCATATGAAACCATATCTGACAGACTAGCTGGTGCAAAAATAAATCTCCCCAGAGTACTGACTAGAGGACCTGACATTCCATTTCAGAAGATTTTATGTGAAATGTACTTCACTATGTTATTCAATAAGAATCAAGATGACCCAACTCATTCTTCTTTTCAGATTTTAGGTAAAATGTTGGAAGGAGAGGAATCACTCAATCATGTCAAAAGAACAACAAAATTGCACATGGGTGGAGTTGATGATGAGAAAGATTTAATAACCCTGATTAATAACCCACATAAGAATCAGTTTTCTAGAAGAGCAATAATGATTGGATCAAAATTGCAATCAAAGAGCAAGTATAATACATCTCCATGTGGTTTATCTCACAGGAAAGCAGCTCAAAATAATTTTCTCAATAAACCATTATCAGAATTTGCCACATACAAATCCAGTGCAACATTTGTAACACCAACATTGAGGACTGATATACAAGATAGGCGAGAAAAAACATTAATTAAATATTCAGATATGCTGGAAAGAGATCTCATTGAACTATCTGAAGAAGAAATGTCATCATCAACAGAAATACCTAGACAAAATCCGAGGCGGAGATGTATAGAAGGGATAATAGAGTTATTAAAGAAAGGTTATGTGACTTCTTATGATATCATTAATGATACAATATCTCAAGACTTGTATTTTCAGGTGTTTAAGAAAAATCAAATTGGTGGTATTAGAGAGATATTAATATTACCCATTGAAAAAAGAATCACAATCAATATACTGGAGAGCTTCTCCAGATTAATATGTAAAGATGATAATAGAGAAATGTTAACACATGGAGATACAAAATTTTCTGTTATGAGAGACATGATAAGAGATCTTAAGAGGAGTAAAGACAGTAGACTGACTTTGAATTATAATTTTGATAAGACTAGATGGGGCCCATCATTCATGCCAATACAATTCTTATATATGTTTGTCCCATTTCGACAATATTACCCATCATTATTCAGATTTATATTATTGACTCTCATGTCACACAGTAACAAAAAATGTATGATTCCTGAAAAATTAATCAAGGTGTGGTGCAATGATCCTGAAAACAAAATCAAGCACTCAGATGTTTTGTTGCA